CGGGGCAGGAACTGGCCGCCGCTTAAACCCCGATGAAATAGGGCATGAGCGCTTTCCGCACTGGGTGGATTCCCACCCCGCCAGCACTTCCCCGGGTACGGTTCACCGCGGCACTGCGCGCGGGCGCAGCCCCGGCCACTTGCGACTACAGCAAGGTCCCGACGCTGGGCATGCACCTCAACGACCAGCTGGGCGACTGCACCTGCGCGGCCGATGCCAACGTGGTGCAGCAGCAGACCTTTTACGGCCAGGGCACTGAGGTCATCGTGCCGGACAGTGCGACGCTGCTGTCCTACGAGAAGGTCGGCGGCTACGTGCCGGGCGACCCGTCCACCGACCAGGGCGCGCTGATCCCCGACGCGCTGGCCTACCTCAAGGCCACCGGGATGGTCGGGCACACCATCGCCAACTACGGCTCCATCGACGCCTCGCAGGTGGCCAAGATCAAGACCGCCATCGCCGAGTTCGGCGCGGTCGACTTCGGGGTGAACCTGCCGAACAGCGCGCAGGCGCAGTTCCAGGCCGGCCTGGACGCGGGCACGATGCCGGTGTGGGACTACGACCCGTCGGCTGACAACACCATCGAGGGCGGCCACTGCATCCTCGGCGTCGGCTACACCGCCGCCGGGTTCCTGATCTTCACCTGGAGCGCGGTCGTGCTGGTCACCTGGGCCTGGTGGTCCCGGTACGGCAGCGAGGCGTGGGCGGTCGTCAGCCACGATTGGGTGAACGCTGCCACCGGCAAGGACCCCGAGGGCGTCGACCTGGCCGTGCTCGGCCAGGAGTTCGCCGCCAACGGCTGGCCGAACCCGTTCCCGGGCCCGGCCCCCGCCCCGACGCCGGCTCCCAAGCCGCCGTGGTCGGTCTGCGGCACGGTCAGGCGCGCGCTGCGCTTCCTGCGCGGGTAATGACCGGTGAGCGCCGAGGTTGTCTACGTCCTGATATCAGTACTGGGCCTGGTCCTGGTGCTGGCTACCGGCGCGGGCGCGTACTTCGCGTTCAAGACCTCTCGCAACGCGCAGCTGGTCGAGGTGTACAAGGGCACCGCGGACGCCTGGCAGGAGCGGGCCAGCGCCTACGCCGACCAGATCAAGCAGCTGCAGGAGCAGGACAAGATCAAGACCGGGCAGATCGCTGACCTGACCGGGCAGGTGAACATGCTCAAGGACATGGTTACCGGGCAGCGGTCGCTGGACGTGCTGAACGGCAAGGTGGACCGGGTCCTCGAGCTTATTGCGCCGGGAGGCTCGCATGCCTGACGACCCGCGGCCGAGCCGCCCGACGACGCACCCTGAGCTGCTGGACAGCAGTGAGGTCGAGAGGCGGATGCACCTCGCGGCCAAGGGCAGCATGCGCGCGTTCTGGTGGATGCAGGCCATCCAGGGGCTGGTCACCCTCACCCTGCTGGGCGGGATGACGTACCTGCTGATCAGCGCGGCGCAGAACAACCACAACACGCAGGTGACGGTGCAGCAGTACATCGCCGCCAACGACCAGCGGTGGTGCAAGACGATGGACCTGCTCACCGCGACGCCGGTGTACCCGCCGGCCAACCCGGCGGCCAACCCGTCGCGGGTGGCGGCGTACCAGCTGTACGTGGACTTCATGGACCTGCGCAGGCAGTTCAACTGCGGCTGATGCCGATAGCAAGGGCAACGTGTAGTTCAGCATGGAGGCCGCGGAGCCTAACTAGGTACTAGGAGTCGTTGACGTGTCGACCACCCCTACGTTTGAGGGGTTCTCCCTCAGCCACGCAGCCATCCTTGACGCCTCCGGCACGGGTTCTCCTATCCCGGTAGGCTCTGGTACCGGTGTTGAGTCGCAGACGCTGTACGGCGTGCGCAACGGCACCCTGGCCACGGACTCCGGCAACTTCGAGAACACCGGCGACGACTTCGTCCTCAGTGAGTGGTTCTGGTTCAACTTCGCCAACATCACCATCGAGTCCGGGTTCCTCACCTTCAACACCATCGCGCAGATCACCGGCAACGCGATCTCCAGCTCCGGTACCAGCCCGAACGACTACTACGGCCTGCCGCTGTGGACGTGGAACTCGCTCAACCAGATCACCCGGCCGGTGGCGCTTCGCGTCCCGTCGCGTGACTCCGGCGGATCGGTGCGCACCCTGGACTTCGTCCTGTACCGCGTGCAGTTCCAGCCGTTCAACTTCACCGGGCCGAGCTACAAGAACGGCCTCACCGTCTCGCTGGCCGGACGGGCGCTCATGAGCCTGTACGACGAGCAGGGCAACGCTCTGCCTCCGTCCTACCCGCGGTCGCTCGGCCGGATCATCAACTCGCCTCTGTCGCTGACCGGCGCGTTCACCGCGCGTCCGTTCGCCGGCATCTGACCCCTGGCGGTACATGGGTGGTGCCCCTCGGCGCGGGAGCGCTCGGGGGGCATTCCCCTATTTTCGGAGTCGCGTAGGCCCGATATAACCGGGCGACACGTCACGTGAGCCTGGGAGGCTAAATGGATGACGACGAGCTTGTCGGCGCGCTTGAGGAAGACGCCGCGGCCGAGGCCCCGGAGAACGAGCTGGACCGGCTCGACCCGCAGCCGGACGAGGTAACGCTGGCCTGCGGCATCGCCGTGCACGTGCTGCCACTGCGCACCCGGCAGCTGTTCAAGATGCTGCGGATCATCACCCACGGCGCGGGGCAGGCACTGCAGAACGCCGGGCTGGACTTCGCCGACGAGTCGGGCGTGTTCATGCAGAAGCTGGTGGGCATCGTGCTGTTCTCCATCCCCGACGCCGAGCAGGAGACCATCGAGTTCATCCAGTCCATGGTTGAGCCGGCTGGCCTGGTCGACAAGATGCCGACCGACCTGAACAAGCAGGAGCGCGAGCGGAACATCGAGCTGTGGACCGCGGTCAACAAGGAGCTGTGGAACCCGGACCCCGGTGACACCATCGACCTGGTGGAGAACATCATCACCCGGGAGGCCAAGGACATCCAGGCCCTGGGAAAAAAGGTAAGCCGGCTGATCGAGCTGGCGAGCAAGACCGGCCAGCTCGACAAGTCCAAGTCCCCCGCATCCCCGGCACCGAAATCGTCGGCGAGTTCAGCCGCGTCTTCGACGTCATCTCCCGCGAGTACGGGTGGACGGACGAGCAAATCCTCGACCTCCCGCTCCGCCGCCTCCGCCAAATCAGCGGGGCCATCGTCGCGCGCCAGTGGCAAGAGGAACGTAACCGCCGATCGATAACCGAGTGGCAGACGCAGGTCCTGGCCGCTTACATCGGGGCCGGGGCGCAGGTCAAGCCGGTCAACGGGAAGAACCCGCTGGTGGTCCGGGCGGCCTCGATCCACCTGCCCATGCCGTACGAGGACGACGTCGAGGACTACGGCGACTACGACGACGAGGACGAGTGGGACACGTCGGAGTGGGAGGACGAGGAGATGCCTGAGCCGCGTAGCGAGGACGAGCAGTTCAACGGGGTCAACCGGCCGCCGCCCGACCCGGATGCGCCCCCGCCGCGCAAGCGCAAGCGCCGGCACCCGCCCATGCCCAAGGTGCCCCGGCCGGACGAGGCGGACGTGTGGGTGCCGCCGTTCGAGGTGCTGCCGGATGGCACCGTCACCGGGCCCACTGCTGGCGACGGGGACGCGTCTCGGCTGCCCGAGGGGTTCGACCCGCCGCGGGGCAGCTTCGAGGGGGTGACCGGCATATTCCGGCCTCCTGCCTCCGCCGGCGGCGAGAACATGGCCCGCCAGTAGGGTTGACGGTCGTCATCCTCCGGGAGTAGCGTCTGGGTCGTTGTCCCGTCCGAACAGACTCCCTGGAGGAGCAGATGGACCAGCACAAGATCGCAGGCAACTGGGTACCGTGCGACGACTCGGCCAACCGGCTGGAGCTAGCGCCGACCGAGCAGCCTGGGGTGATCGCGATGCGCGACACCCACGACCCGGACACGCAGCTATTCGCCACCGCCGGCCAGCTGCAGTCGTTCGTGGCGGCTGCCGAGAAGGGCCGGCTGGAGCGGCTGATCGGCAGATAGCCGCCGCTCGCCTGGTCAAGCGGTAAGGGCGGTGCCCAACGAGGGGGCGGGCA